AATCGCCCAACCGATTTCCGGTATAAGCTGTTCTTCAATACGCTGCTTTGCGTCATAGCTTGGCACGACTGCATAATTCCCACTACCAGTACGAAGGAACCCAATTTCCGAAACAGCACCCGCTTCCTGCGACGGGTTTTCCGGAGCCGTTGCCAAACGCGGCATAGCCGACAACTCAATCAGCGGACCGGAACCCGTCTGACCTTCGATCAAATACCGCTGCCCCATCGGCGACGGCGGTCCGACTTGGGCACTATTCAGCTTTGCGATCTGACTGGAAAGTAGCTCGTTTTCGAGACTCATCTTTTGCAGCGTCAGCGCCTGCGATATACGCTCGAACTCCGTGGCCTGGGCCGCGAACGCTCGGCCGAGATCTTGTCCAGCTTGCGCAACGCCTCCGGCGAGAGCTGCACCGCCGTCTCCATAATACCCAGGTGTGGTAGTGCCAACTGATACGGGCGCAAAGCTGTGGGTTTGAGCGCCGAGTGCGGCGAGGGGGTGGATACCTGCTTTTTTTGCATCTTCAGTCCGCCATCTAATGCCATTTTTTGCGAACGCTTTTTGAAGCTGGATATTGCGGTTCGCAATCTTCATCTGGGTACGATTGGCCGCAGCCGCCGCCATCGCGGCCTGCTTGGCCTGATCCTTAGACGCATTACTCCCGAGCACACCGCCCAGGATACTCGCACCTGCACCGATAAGTGCACCTAGCATGATACATCGCTCCATTCATTGCGGCGATACCGCCGAAGCCCCTTTGACCCGGCAACGCCTTTTGCATGCAATACGCGACGACGCTCATTCCGACGCTGACATAGCCGTAACCGTTGCGGATCACCGAATTGGACCCGAGCCGGATTGAACCGAGACACCCTGAGACGTGATTGCCGGGCCGGAGAGCCACCAGGAGGGCGAATCGTCCGATCTGGGGCATACACCCTTCGATCGTAGAGAATGTCCCTCAGCGGCGAACGTGGGGCGACAGAAGGCATACTCCGCACGGGCAGGACGGTCGGGGTTAGAAATACCCGGGGCACAAAGCGAGTTGTGGCGATAACAGAGGTATCGCGCCCGGGGTAGTGAGCAGTTTTGTAATATGAGGACCGACCGCCACGCCGTGCCATGTTGTATTGGCCTTGCTGTCACCTAGCACAGTACATATCAAGTAAGGTACTGTGCTGCCTGTTTCCCGCTTCGCCTTCGCGCCCTCAATCCGCTCCGGCTACGCTAGCGTTGTATATAACGAAAAAAGGCCCGGCATTTTCAGCCGGGCCAGTTGGGGAGAGCGCCCCTGCGCTATTGTGAGGTCTCAGCCAGCGGAGTAGCTGGGGCCGGGGTAGGGTCAGCCTCCGCAGGCGCGGCGGGAGTATCCGCCACTGTAGGCTCAAACACTTCCTCGTAAGGCGAGGACGGTTCAAAATCATCTCCGACATCGAAGTCGTCCGCCTCTTCGAAGGTCTCTGCACCAGCAGCGAGTGCCTCCTGCCTAAGACGCTCACTCCTTACCATTAGCCTGATTTGCTCGGCTAGGGAAGGCTGCTTTTTGTACCCGACCGGCGGCGCAATCGGGACACTCGAACCGAACTCTTTTCCCTGCGGCGTTAGCCGGTCATTTCGCCGCCGATACCGGCCAACGTATTCCGTGATTTCCTTTTCCATGATCTTCACCATCAGTTCAGCCATAGCTTGCCTTTAATAGATGAACGAGTGGCCGGTTTTGGCGACCAGTCGACGGGCCTGGACTGAGTGATTACACATGACATAAACCGTATCATTGGTGGATGCCGCGAACACGCGGTCCGTCGGTACGCATTCCACGAAGTCCGCATTAAGAGCGGGGTCCGTCGCGAACTCTCGAGCCAGGTGCCAATAATCCAGCACTGACGTCCGAAATTCACCCGCCACGGTGCTTTCCGCACGACGGTATTCATCGTACCTATCTTGATATCCAAAGATGCCATCCGGCGTCGCATGCGCTGCATAGACCTCCTTGTTCAGGATTTCCTGTTGACCGATATGCTCCAATTCCCGTTGCCAAAAGTCCTCCTTGTTCCGACGGTTCCACATCCGCGCGATACCCTGCGTGTACATCGACTTGGGCCGGATCGAGAGGAGAGACAGCACTACTCCATGTTCCTCAAAGAAGCGCCGATAGCGATTAGTACGGAACCCAGATATGCCATGCCCGCGCAGCGTTCCGACGGGGTCTGTTCCTTCAGCTGTTTGCAGAACTTCCGACACTGAAATAGTTGTTTTTCCACCGCCGAGATACTCTGGTCGCTGTAGACGCGCGTCAGACGATCGCACCCCGAGATATCGAAGGTATTCTGTGTATCGTGATCCATAGCGAGCCCTTGCCTCCTCGTAGCGTTGCAGTGCCATTGCCTCACGCAGCACATTGACCGTAACCGCAGAAACACCCGTCAAATCAGCGCGGATTAGCGGCAGCTTTTTGTTCGTTGCATCCATTTCCACCGAGAAGTGATTAGGCAAAGCAGCACCAGCATGACGCGAAAAACCACTAGCGAACTCCCCAGCCGAACTATTGCCCGCTTCCCAGTAGGTATTCGCATCCGCAGCACCATCAGCACCACCAGAACTGTAGCCGATCCCCTTAACGGGGGCCGACGTGCCAAGCGGGATCGTGATTGCCGCGCCTTTCTGTTCCCAGGGACGCGCACTCGTAAAATAGTCCTTCTCCCAGCCGATATTCACGAGATCCGTATTAGTCGTACTATCAGCACCATCAGCCGTACTCAACGCGAGAGCCGTCTGCAAATCCTGGTCGCGGTACCACTCATTGTAGATCATCGCATAGGCGCGAAACGGGAGCGCCGAGACGTCAAGGCCTGCCACCCCAGTAGGAACCCCCAGATAATCAGCGAGGGAACCGACAGCAGCACCGCTGCCACCCATGTCGATAGTGGGGAAGACACTGGCATCCATTCCGTCAGGCCCACCAGTGATGAAGTCCTCCCAGCTATCCCAGAGTAGACGGTAAGGGACATACCAGTGATGTACGCGCACATGTATAGGATGCATGACCGGCGCGAGAAGTGGAGAGAACCGAATAAGCGCCGAAGTGGCCTGCTGCATTGTGTCACCGGGAAGTACCTCCACCATTCCGCATGGTATCAACTCACCCATGTCACACGAAAGAAGTTTCGAATTCGATAACGAGTGTTTCGATCTTTTCATAGGACACCCTTTTTTGCCCTTTGTTTCACCATCAACCGCCTACGCCTACCCTCACCAGCTTGCACTATATGCGCCTTGAACGCCAACGTACGAAGACCCGGCGCAGCTTCCTGCGCCGCCGCGCGCATTGGGAGCAATTCCGCTTCCATCTGTGCCAACGTCGCATCAGGAGCCCTTTCATCCATTCCAACGCGAGCACGCAGCTTCCGACGCAAGGTTCGTCCGAGAGGCCATATTCGTGCACCTTCCCGTAAGCCAGCCGGAACATCGCCCTGCACTAAATCATACTGCATTAACGAGGACGCTACGTCCCACAACAAATCCGAACCGATTGCGGGTTTCAAACTCATACGCGCAAACTCAGGATGCCGACCATCCAGTCTTTCATCATCTGGATTGGTCATCTTCTTCACTGTGTAACCAGCGATGTATTGGGCACTGTCGTCGGTGAGGACGCCTGAATACGTGTGTCCCAACTCCCAGTGCTGCCGCAGCCGATTACAAGGGTCACAACAAGAGCCAGACTTATTCCAATTAGAAACCCCTTGAAGACATCCGGGGTATCCAAAGAGAGCCATGTGGTAATGCGGTCTACCAGTTTGTTCACCGTATTCTCCTACAGCAAAATACCGCACCTTGATTGGTGCAATTCCAACGCGCAGCCGTTTCAAAAACAACTGCACATCACGAGGATTTAACGACCCATCCTCCGGCAAGTGATCATCATCGTAGGTCAGCGTGACAAACACGTTATCCGTGTGATGGGCGGCCTCGAGCATAATCCGGTGGGTCCACACTCGACGCCTGTTAATGCGACACGGAAGGCATTGCCCACAGCCGTAGGCTTTGCCCCCCGGTGCCATGTACGGGTTACTGCAAAGCATTTACATGCGATAGCCAATACGCATTGCGCGAACACCGCGCCGGCGCCGACCAGCGCGCCCGCGTCTACGAGAAAACGAACGACGACGACGAAAAGCCATGTCACACACCTCCTATTCGCCATAGTACTTCGTGGGGACTTGATGATATTCGCCCGTGAATGGTGAGTAGCTCCACCGATGACCGGGCTTGAGTGCCACCGGGGGAGGATTGAAACCTATTCCGAAAACGGGCAACAAATTGTTCCGAATCGCCCAACCGATTTCCGGTATAAGCTGTTCTTCAATACGCTGCTTTGCGTCATAGCTTGGCACGACTGCATAATTCCCACTACCAGTACGAAGGAACCCAATTTCCGAAACAGCACCC